AATGTCTAAATAAAAGCATCTTCTATATAATCTTCACTTGCATCTATAAAGGTTATTTCTCCAATATGTATATCCTCATAAGTACCTCTAGTATGTTCTAATACATCTACAACTTTCTGAGTTAGAGTCATACTTTCTTTGTAACTAGAACCAGCTACTATAATTTCCATTCTAGCTAATTCTGAATAATTATATCTATCTTTAGTACTAGCAGGATTTAAACTGGATCTACGATATACTACAAATGGAAATGTAGTTCCGACATCGGCTACTATCGCAAAAACCTTATCTATATTATTCTAAGTTAAAATACTATTTATAGCTTTACCAACCTGTAAACCTTTCATAACTCTTTAAACGATTTGTCTAATGATTCAAAAATAGCAGAATTAATTAATCCTTCATTATCTCTAGCAGTTCTAAAGAAATATAAAGGTTTGATTCTTCCTCTATTTCCTCCTTTACCTATTCTTTTAAGACGTCTACCAGAGCCTGAAGTTCTAGCACTTTTAGTAGTTCTTTCTTTAGTACCTTTTTCAAAGAACTTTAATCGGTAATCTCCCATTATGTGAACTAGTAATTCATCATAAGCTTTTTCACTTTTGATCTTAATTCCTTTTTCCATTGGAGTACCGTATTTCTTCCCACTAGAAGCACCTCCGCCAAGTTTAGTTCTTAACTAAGTAGTAGTTTCCTGAGCAAGAGTTCTAGCACCTTTTTGTAAAGCCTTAAATAATATCTGTTTCCGATTTTCAGGGCTTAACTTTTCAAATAAGTTATCAACCTAAGTGCTATCAATCATTTATTAATTCAGTTCTTAAAACAATCTTTTGCTAATGCTTATCTATTTCTTTAGATAAAATACGATATTTATTTTTGTTCCAGAGAATCCTCATTCTTTCATCTATATTATGATATAATCTAATTGTAAAGATTACCGTATAAGCAAAGATTATTTCATTATTCTCGTTTACTCTATTACCACTATTATAACTTACCCCAGCTCTAGTTTTTTCAATGAAAGTTTCCCAGTCTATTTTATTTGCTCCAAATTCGTCTTTTACTACTACAGGTCTTTCAATAGTAATAACTTCTTTTAATAATCCTGCTTCCATAAATTAAGGTATATAGTAGTGTTTATACAATCCTATTAAATATTCCATATTATACGGAATAGTTTTAGGAGAACCATAACTTACGGATTCTCTATTATTGTATAGATTTCCGACCATTAAAAGTATAGACTATCTAATAGCAGAAGGTAACTATCCTTTAGCTATTAAATCTTTCAAAGCTATGTCTAGATGTTTGCTTACAGAATCTTCGGCTACCTAGATTAATGAAAGTATATAGTTATCATCATCGGTAAAACTATCATCTATTTGTAGATGTTTCTTAACATCAGTTAGTGTTAAATACATAGCTTGTTAGAGTTTTAAACAAAGGAGAGTAGCCATATTACTACTCTCCGAATTCAACTTAATAGACTTAATTACTTCAAAACCTTAGCGGCAAAAGCGTTTGCTCTACGTGGTTTTGCGTCAAAATAAGCGTTAATAACTAATCTAACTTTTCCGTTAGCAGCTTGTGTATATGGATCTACTGTTAAATCACATTTATATTTCCTTATATTTCCATTTGAAACCACCAGCTGTTTTCTTTTTTCCCTAGCAAACCCTTCCGATAGATGATTTATCTATACCAAGTTCTTTCATTGCTTGTGCAGCACCTATCCACTCTTTTATAAATTCTCCATCTAATGAGAGTTGAATAACTGGTTTGCTTATTTTTTTAAGAGTTTCAAATGAATGTTTACGACCTAAATGAGCCTATCTAATTTTTTCTTTGGCTTCTTCTGTATGATGTTTACCAAAATTGGGATTATTTTCGCCTTCATAACTTCTTCTATTTTTTAAGGCTTCTAACTGTTTCTCAGTTCCCCATTTTACACCTTTAGTTCCATCACCTCCTTTTGTGCAATTATATCCTAATCTACTATTAGTAGAATCATACTAGTTAATATATTTGATTTCTAAATTGTCTAATTCATTCTATTCACAATACTAAAGAATTTCATAATTCCATTTAGTAAAATCACTATATTTTCTTCTAGCATTGTCTATAGCACTTCCTTCACTAGTATAGACATAATTAAAAGGATTAGTCGTAAATTCCTTATATCTTCTCTCTAAATTAATAGCTTGTCCTATATAATATTTTCCACTAGGACTTGTCCATTTATAAATTCCTGTCATAGTTAATTATGTTTTAAAAGTTAATAATTAGGGTAGTAGTTATCCACCAATTAAGAACTTATAAATGGATTGTAATTATCAATCAAAGATATAAGTTATATATAAGTTCTGGCTTTATATTTCTATAAAGATTGGGTCATATCACCATCTTCAACATTACTTGCTAAGATGCTCCCCATTTCAGATATTAGGTTTCCAAACCTAATTCCTATGCTTTACTTGTTTTGTAAAGACTTACTGACCTCTGAGCGTTCTTCTTAATTAATAAGAAGCTTCGTTGCGGATTGTCCAATATTATTCTTTTTTACTATATCAAGTTGATTAGACTTGCCCTTTAGTGTGTCACCACCTAAAGTTAGTAGAATAATCTCTAAGGAGTTTCCCGTCAATTAAAGGAGTTTATTTATAGGGTCTATCTCAATTAAGAGATACATAATATATTTCTATCATTATGCCACTGACTTAACGTATTTAATGGCACCCCATTGAGCGATAACGTAATCAGCAAAGTTACCAAGAAGTACACCTTTAGTAGCAACAGCAGAAGATGAAAGTACTGGAATACCGTTAATTTCGTTATTATCCATTATGAATAAACCACTACCACTATCTTTAGAAGTTGTTCTAAGAATAGCCTTAGCAGATGGAGATACGATATAATGAATATTACCGTAAACATTAGCATTTTCAAGAGTAGCTTCCATATCAACAATGTCAGCGAAAGTAACATCAGCAGCATCAGCAGTTACACCGTTGAAAATACCAGCGGGCTGTGTAGTAGAACCAGCAGCAGTACCAAGAATTGTAGATTCAAGTTTTTCACTAAGAGCGCGTACAATGTCATTCTTTAACATTTCCTCAGCACCAACTGAATCTTGAATTAAGAATTGCTTAGATACATCTAAGAAAGCAGTAAGTCTCTTTGGAGAAAGTTTAACTTCACCGAATGTTCCAGCAGCATCAGCAGCAGCAGCTACTTCACCTGCCCAACCTACAGTAGAACCTGAGTATACAGGAATTGATACATCACCTACTAAACCAGTAAGTACGGTAGCACCAGCACCAGCCATTACTAAGTTAGCTCTAAGTGGTTCAAGAATGTTAAGTTTATCTTCAGCTACAATCTCTTGACCAGCTGTAGCTACTGTAGCTTGAACGTCAGCTCTCTCTTCTACAGGTAATTGAATTTGTCCGTTATAACTTTGACCAGCCTTACGCATTTCAGCAGCACCAGCGTTAATAACTTCCTTACTTCTTTCGTCTAAAGCTTTGCCATTAGCAACAGAATTAATGGCTTTAATTAATGAAAATTTTTCCATAGTATGATTTTGTTTTCTAGTTTCTTTATTAAGTGTCTCTTTTATCTTTCTCTTTTCATCTTCTATTTCATCTATCTCTTTTAAAAGATTCTCGTATTCTTCTTTCTCTTCTTCTGTAAGTTCTCTAGAATCCTTCTCAGCAGCAGCTATAATAGCTTCGGCTTGTAATTTAAGCTGTTCTTTTTTGTCAGTTAGTTCTAATGAATTCATTTAAGTTTTTCTCTTAATTCCTTATAATAATTATCTAATCTTTTCTTTTCCTCTTCTTTAACTTCATCAAGTCCTCTAGTATCAACACTAGTTGCATCATAAGCAGCTCTGTAAACTGGAGAAACATCAAAGATTTCATCTATAGATTGGATAGTTCTTAAATAAGTTCCATCGGCTTTTTTAGTCCATTTATCTACAAGAACTCTGAAAGCAAAGGAACTAGCAGAAATATCACCTCTCTTAATTCCTTCTAACAACTCATCACCTAAAGCTGTATTAGGAGCTTCAAAAGCGTACTTCAAACCTTTCTCATCAACTTCTAATATCAAACTACCGATACCTTTATTACTTCTAGCTAGAACTCCTTTATCCTCATTGTGGTTTAATACACAGAGAATATCAGATTTCTCTATAATTCCATCTAAAGCATTAGGTTCAATAATTTCCGTAAAGCCCCCTAAGTCGTTAGATTCGCTGTTAAACACAATTGCATACCCTTCAACCTCTCTGGATTCAGGTATGATATTCAGTGTTTCCGAATTGGTGTTTCTAATTTCTTCTGTTTAGTATCTTCTTGTTTAGCATTCATAATACCTGTTGTATC